TTCTAGCAAACGAGTTGCAACGAATTGTAGTGCAGGTGGAACGATCAACTTCTTAGGTTTAGCAGCGATCAACAGTGAACGCTCATCAGTCCACAGAGAGATTTGAATGACAGCGGCTTCTAAAGAAGTCTCATTCAAGTCAGCTGGGGTTGAAGGAATGTTGCTGTTAGTACCGCCAGAAACCAATGGGTGTGATGCAGAGAACAAAGCAACACCGTCACCACCTGGGTAGGAAGCGGAGAAACCGTTGTTCAATGTAGCAGCAGCACGAACTTGCTTGGTATACGCCATGGAACGTGCTAAACCTTTGGTGTAACGAGCAGACAATGAGTCATACAAGTTATCCTCGATTGCCTCTTCCGTGAGGGAGAAGCCTTGAGCAATAGTAACGTGGGTGTAACGAGCTGTCCAAGCCTCTTGACCGTTGTCGTAACGAATAGCTTGACCCTCGTTTTTAACGGGGGCTGCACTAAAGCCTGACAATTTGGTCTCTTCTTCAAAAGAACGCTCAGAGGTCTCTGTTTCGTAGATCTCTTTGTGTTCTTGTCCGTAAGTAGCATACTCAAGTCCGAACAATGCGTTCAGTCCTGGGAGCAGCTCTTTCAGTAGTTGGGCACGAGAAATAGCCATTTAAATGCTCCTTTATGCTGTGTAATCCAACGCAGTTGCGTTGTTATACTGACTGTTGTTGAGTTTTACCAATACTTCGGTGTAAGCTGAAGAGTTGATAGCTGTGTCAGGAACAACGGCAATAACACGGAATGGAAGAGCTGCTGCGTTACCTGCTGCATTAGTTGCATAGACAGAAACAGCGGAATCGCCAGTGGTGTTAGAACCAGTACCTTGTACAACTGCCATATTGGTACCTACGATGCTTTGGTTTACATAGCTCATTGCGCCATTAGATAGCGTTACGGCTACTTTATACAAAGCTAAAGGATCATCAATTACATAAGCTACAGCAGATTGATTCACTGTATTGCTTTGGTAAAATTGACCCTGTACAGGTTGACTAGAACTATTGGTGTAAGCAACGCCAACAAATACACCAACGGTGTTATTTGCAGCAGCGGTAGTTGCATCAGTAGTTACAGTCGATTTTTGAATCGTGCCACCTGCAGCGATACGAACAACGTCACCATAATAGATTGGTGTGTTATATGTGGATGCAATCGGAATCTGACGAATTGCACCTGCATATGGTAGACCATCTACACGGTTAACAGCTTGTAGGCCGTAGGGAGCATTAACGGTTGGATAAGCCATTTAAATCTCCTAATAAATTAAAAAAATTAACTTCCTGTTCCAAAGCTACTGGTCGTCTTTCTCTCATTAAAGAGAGGCATACGAGGGTCGTTTTGGCGCATAAGCGTGTTGTCTACGGCATCCATTTGTTGATCGCCTTGGATTTTGTAATATTCATTACGTTGTCGGACGAACTCATCTGGCGTTTTGCATAACAACAAGCCACCAATCTCAATATTGTCTTTAAATCGACTATTGGGATCGATTAACAACTGAAACTTAGGCTGTTCCTCAGCCCTAACGGGTTCCCATCCTTCTCTGAGTTTGGCAGAGAGATTGCGGGGATCCGCATTGTTTAAAGTAGATACCCTGATCCAACGATATGCAAAACCTGCTTGCTTATCTGGTTCTGGCAACAACTCTGGTGGTTTCCATGCTTCTGGTCGCACTGATTGTTGACGAGTTTCTATTTCACGAGGTTTTCTGTTTTCAGCCATTTTGGGACTCCAGTTTTGTAAGTTCACGAGCATATTGCTCTGGGGTTAGATTGAATTTCTTTGCCAGTTGTAATTGCGTGGCGGTAAGTCTGACTTTTTTTGGAGAGGTAGACCTAGTTGCTGGGGCAACTACTGTGCTCGGCTTACTAGATTTTGTAGAGTTTTTGGTCTCTACCTCAGAAGAGTGTTTGGTCTCTTCAGCTATCCCAAATTTCTCTGGGAAACGTTGACGCATTTCTTTGTCAATCACGCCAAAATAGTGATCAGAGCCTACTGCTACTCCTTCACGCTCTAGGCGTCTATGAATACCCATTGCTAGGTAACTCATATCATCATCAGTCCCATACCAGCTGTTTTTGTCCAGCCAGGATTGGGTTTTTGAGTCCAATCTTTGGGTCTGAGGTATTTGTACCTCATTTTCTTGAGTTTGTAAAGTATCTTGTGAAAATTCAGGTTTATAACGATCTAACTCCTGCGCTTTCATTTTTACTTCGGTTAACTTTTCCTGAGCATCAACTAAAAGATCACCGTCTCCAGAATTATAAGCATCTTTATAAGCCTGTTTAGCCATTTCTAATTCACGGGAAACGTTTTCTTTGTAATTGCTTACAAGAGTTTGTTCACCAGCGGATAGTTTTGTCTTAAGGTTTTTGTTTTCCTCAAGAATTTTTTGAGCAAAATCAATAGCTTCTTGACGTTCTTTATCTGCAAGGTCTTTGGCTCTACGTTCATCGTGATAAACCTTTTTCATCTGAAGCAATTTTTTCTTTGCTTCTCCAGAAAAGGCCTCTAGGTCATCGTTATCAAGTTCTTCAACGATTTCAGCTGGCATAGGCTCTGCATTAGCCTTGTCCTCTACTGGTGTATCGTCTACCACCTCAATTTCAATGGGTTCTAGCTCCTCAACTTCAGGCTCTTCTTTAGAAACTTGGTCTGGGAATTTAAATTCCGTCATTTCCATATCTGCCATGATTTTCTCCTTATGCTCTGGTTATGCCACGGGGATCTTGGACTATTCCTTCTACAGAATCGTCATTAATAATTCTAAATTCACGTCCGTGGATCTTTAATCGTGTGCCAGAGTTTGGTCTGGCTAGAATAAAGTCACCTTCTTTACACCAAGGTCCTGTTGGGAAGCGAGTTGCGTCTTTGTAACAATCGGGTCCCATTTTGACTACAAAGAATACGGTTGAAAGTAGCTCTTCCGTGTGCATAGTGGTATCCGCTTTGAGAATACCGCTTTCATATTCCTTCTCCTGTTCTGGAATAGCAACCAAAATACGGTAGCCAGAAGGTTCTGGAAGGGCTTTTGCCTTTTCTTCGTTACTTGCACTAATGTTTACTGCGCCTACAACTTGTGGCTGATCGGGATTTGAGCCGATCAGTATCGTTGTATCACTCATCCGAGTTCTCCAATTTATGTTTGAGGTCTGTAATGTTCAAACACGCAGACTCAAGACCTCTTATTTGTCCACATGCGTACTTATATTCCTCAAAATTGATGCAATTTCCCGCAGAAATAGCTTTTTGGAGCATATCAATGCGTTCTCTGTATTCTCTTAAGAGGTAATCAAGATTTTGGTCCACTATTTTTTCCCTGTTTGAGGTTTATTAACATTGGCTACTGCTTGCATTGCTTTGAGTCCTAGCTCTTGCTTGTCTTTCTGTAGTTTGGACATCAGACTAGCCTGGGCTATACGCTCTTGTGAAGCAATTCTTTCCTTTTCAATCTGTTGCTGGGCTGCTTTAGCAGCTGCATCAGCTTGATCTTTCTGCATTTTCCGTTGTTCTTCTTGCTCTTTGAGCTGAAGTTCTTTGGCTTGCATTTGAATAACTGGATCTTGTGCTGCTTGTTGGGCTTGTTGTGCAGCAATCTCTGTTTTATTGCGTTTAAGCAACTCATCAGAGGCTTGTGCAGCCATCTTAGAGATCTGAACTTCCATATCCCGTGGGATAGCTTCTTCGTTTTCTTCCTCTCCAGTAGGCAATGGAACGCCCATCATTTCTTCCATTTGCTTACGGTATTCAAACGCTAAGTGCTGTTGAATATGCGCCATGGCTGCAGCCCCAATAGCCTGAGCTTGTGGGTTTTGACCAATTAACTGAGCCAATTTAGGGTCTTGCATGGCGTTCATATGCACCTGAATATGAGCTTGATGGTCTTGATACAGGAAAGCCTTGACTGGCTTCATGTTCAAGATGTTCATGTTCTCGGTTACAGGATCTTCTGGCATCTGATCATCTTCAATCTTCACCAGCTTCTTAGCGTTTTTAATGCCTAAAACTTCTAACATCTGGCGGTGCAATTGTCCTAAGTCGTACAGCTGCGGAGCTTGCTGGGCAAGTTGCAGAACTGCTTGATATTGAACAATCTTTTGCGCCATAGTTGCTGCATTTGGATCGCTAACTGGGATGACATCTACGTTGTCATAGTCAGATTGCTTGGCAAAACGAGTGCCAACGTCAGGCGTGTAGCTATAGTCTGGCGGTGTGTAATCACGGATGATGTCTTTAAGGAGCTTAAGTTCCTGTTTCATTGAGTAATGAACACGAGCTTGAACTGCAGACATGACTTTAAGGGTGCGCTCTAAAATTGCCAGCGTAGTACCCACTGGGGTGTTAGCTGACATATCGGCAATCTTCATATCCGATGCCGAGGCAAACCTACGACCCTCTTCTACAATTGTGCCAAGCAAACTATAGAGGACTTGTGAGGGTTCCTTATATGGTAATGGCAGAATGTTGTCTTTGAGAACCCCGCTTGGGACGTCAACGTCTCGGAACTCTCCAGGGCTGATCGGGGTGTCATCGCCTTTGATGCGCAATCCACGGGCCTTAAAGCCACCTGGCAAGTTGCTAAGTGTTCCAGCATCGACAAGCTGCCGAATAATAGACGTTCCAGACTTTGCAAAGGCGCCCACAAGATGAATGAGACCAAAGCAGTAAAAGCCAAAGCCAGGAACATACCCGTAATGCACGAAATGATTGCGTTTTTGTTTAGTTTCATCTTCAGGTCTCCAGTTTCTACGGATCGCTAATACTTTTTGCGTTCCCTTTTCCACGGTGACAATGTATGGAAGAGCAATTCCTGTAATGTTATCGTCTTCATCTTTGTCTTCAAAGCCCTCAATATCAAGGTTTACTTGAATTTCAAGGATCTTATAGCGGTCATCGGAGGTTGCTTGGAACCCCATTTTTTCCGCAATTTTCTTTTCTACTTCATCAAATGCTGTGACTGGTTCGCCAAGATCAATATCTCGGTAAAAGCCAGCAACTTGCAGCTTACGTAATTCGTTTTCTGTTTTGCGCATAACGTGGGTAACACGCTCGGCAGTCTGCAAATCAGATGCGCCATAAGGAACAATAAGGTCTTCTGCTGGCACAAATAAGGCTACTTGGCGGTTTAGCGATGGATCAAAGTAAACCTTTTTAAAGGCGTTACCTGAGAGTCCAAGACCCCAGCACATACGCTCATGTTCTGGACGGTACTCAGGCATTTTTTCCGTAATCTGGTAGTTCATGTCCTTTTGAACACGATCAGCAGACGCCATAATTTCAGGGGTTTCTCTGCCAATAACTACCGTTTTAACTGGACCAGCTGGAGGCAAAGTCTCCATAACTGTCTCAGCTTGGAACTTAACTAGGGCTTCGGATAACAGCGGATGGAATACGCCACAAGCGCCTTCCCATGGTTCTGCCCGAATTTCAATCTTTAATCCTAATAGCTCAATGCCATCGGTATAGGTTTGCATCCATTCTTTACGGGAAGATACGTCACCTTCTACATCGCCCAATAGGTCGTTGCAAATGGTGGCTAAGTAGCCTTCGTCTAGGTATTCAGCAAGGTTGGCATCAAAGTCATCTGCGCTTTCCTCTTCTGGTTCGATCTCAATCATCATTCCATCAATACCAATTTTGACGGATTCTGGATCTTCAATCTCAATCTCAATTGGTTCCATGTTGGCAGATTCTGCCTCTAGTCCTTGAGGTAATCCGTATAGTGCCTTATCTATTGCCATTATTTTTCCTTAGTAATAACTAACTGCTCGTTTAGATTTGAAGTATTTCACTTCATCTTCTTCATCGCTTTGCAGTCGTATGAAACCGCCTTTTCTAAAGCGTAATAGTGCCTGAGTTGAAGAGTCAACCAAGTCATCGTGGTCTGAATTAGGGAACGCT